ATACCAATTTCATTTGTTAGGAATTGCGCGTCTTGTAGAAAGAATGAAGAATTTGAAATCACTGAAATCAGTGAAACTTCAAAAATATTGTTGGAACACAGATTCGATTATAATGGTCCGAAAACCGCCGATGTTGCATATATTGATAATAGCGAGTTGGTATGCGTATTTGAAATATGTAATACACATAAAACATGTAGCGAAAATCGTCCAGAACCTTGGTTTGAAATTAACGCACTAACACTAATAAAAACAGCCAATGATACTAGTTTGTCTCAAATACAAATACCGTGCGTAAGATGTGAAAAATGTGAGGATTGCGTTGAAATGGAAAATTCAAATCTTAAACAGTATAATATTGAAAAGTATGTTCGTATTAAGTTAGGACAAAAATATCCTACCCCTGATTATGATGAACATGGACGACCAGAACATTTAAGAATTGACTTTGATGCTAAATATGATTTTGCTGATAATAAAAAAATCATAGATTTATTTAGTGAAGACTTTGTAAATAAGAAGTGTGTGATTGATTCATGTAAAGGTTGTGTGTCTGCTTATGTAATTTCTAAATTCAATTATAATAAATATAATTACTGGGAAAAATTATATTATGGTGAAATGCCGTTTCCATTTGAAAAATGTATAGATTTTACGGGTACACCCACCGTTGAAATTATAACAAAATTAATTAGGTATTGTGAAAATACAAGTTTTGTTAAAAATTCACAAAAATTAAAAAAATAATAATAGTGATTGCCCAAGTTGTGGTGGATTTGGTGTTGTTGAAGGAGATCCTTGTTGATTATTTAACAACCGTTCGCAAGTTTTGTACAAGCATATACGTCCAAAAAAATAAAAATATTCGTATAAAATATATGGAACCCTCTAAAAAAGAAAAAATATCAAAAATTACGGTGTTTATATCTGCTCATGCTTCAGATTTTTTAAAGACTCCAATAAATGGAGCAATATTAGTAGATGGTAAATATAATATAGATGAAATAAATACTAATATCAGAATGGTTTCATACGCTGGAAAACGTGTTGTGTATCATTTGGTTCTGCTTCTGATAATAATTCATCTACAACAATTGAATCTTTGAAATCAATTAAATATAATATACAAAAATTTAAAGATGAGCAACCTGAAAATGAATCAACATATGATATGTTAAATTATATTGCTGATTCTCAAAGAGAATCATACAAGAGATTTGTGTTTCATAAGATTCAAAGACATAAATCAAGTGCAAAAACCAAGATATCTTTTTTTGACTTTGAAAAAACAGAAGAATGTTTGAATAATAATCAACATTTACAAATAGTAACACCATTTATAGAACAAGAGTTTGCATTTTATGATAGATTACATTCGTATAAATCACCAGACAATGATAGTCTTGGAATTTACGTTTTAGATATTCAAAATCCACCAGACCCGTCAACAGGTAAAATTACATTACACTCTGGAAAAATTATTAAAGATATTTTAGAACCAACAGGAAAAACAATTTTTTTATCATTTGGTTCTGATTATGAAGATTATAACGAGTCAAAACATGAAATAGAGGAACTTTTTCTACAAACTAATTTTGATCCTAAAGTAGAAATAAAAAAAATTCGTTTAAGTAGACTTATAGATTATTTAACACAAGACTGTGGTTTTGAAATAGTAAATATTATTCATAAAGCTTGTCGGGCATTTAGAAAAGATGAATTTGTAAGTCCAATGGTAAGTCCAACAAAGAATCCATCATTGATTATAGAAGAAGTTATTCCTTATATGAATGATATAAATGAAAAAGAAGAAAAAACACAAGAAAAAATAGATAAACGTTTTGGTGGAAAAACAAAAACCAAAAATAATAAAAAAAACATACGCCACAAGAAAAACCAAAAAAATATAACCAAAAAAAACAAAATTAGTAAGCATCGTAAAAAGGTATAATTATTATATTTACCCCCCACCACCAAATATCAAAAAACACCACTCACAAAACAATATAAACCTAACCCGCCAATATCTGTATAATGAGTACTGCCTGTAATAATTGTAACAAATGTGTCCCGTTAAAAAAGTTATTTGAGTGTGCGTTTTGTAGAAAAGATGAAGACACTGATGATGAGGACGAAGACGAAGTCGAAGATAAAGTCAAAGACAAGGACAAAACCGAAGGCACTCCAATAATGTTCTGCCGAAACTGTTCCGACGAATGTTTCGGTTGTGAGGAGAGAGGATGTGAAGAATGTATAGAAATAGTTTGCTGTGACTGCGGAGTTCATATGTGCAATGATTGTAGAAATAACGAAACCCTTTGTGGTTGTTATGGAAAATGTTTTTGGTGTGGTCGAGAAGTCAATCGAGGGTCGGACGGATGGCCGTGCTGGGAATGCGACAGATGGGGTTGTTACGATTGTCGTCTTGGAGACAATGACTGTAAAGAATGTAATCCAAATGGCGGAGAAGAACTGATATACTCGTCTTCAGAAGAGGATGATGTCTCTACGGATGTTATAAACGCAGATCCCACTAACGCAGAAGAAGCAGTCCCGACGGAAGTTATAAACGTAGAGACCACTAACGCAGAGACCATAAACGTAGAGACCACTAACGCAGATGTTATAAACGCAGAGCCCATAGACAATAATCAGAACATGGGTTAAATCAAAGATGTCCTCTAAAAACCGTCTGAATAATAATAAATTCAAAAATTATTATTATTTATTTACACATCTGGATTCTGTCTATACACCATTTGTTCTATATTTTAACCAAGATTCCGGAGTCTTTTTCGTTCCACCATCATATTTAACGGCATATTTTTCGGATACTAACCACTCATTTACATGAAGCTCGCCAATATACACATCCGCTAATATTCTACCATATTTTTCAGTTTGGATATTTGCTAACGTAATATATTTATTTATTATCAGATTTGAGAGAGCATCTCTGACTAGTTTTGCTGCGGTTTTTTCGTCTTCAGTTTTCCCCTTAATTTCTGGTGTATCAATGCCGTTTAATCGAACCGACAATCTATATAGCGGTGAGTCGGCAAACGGCATTTTTGATGCAATAGTGATTGTATCACCGTCGTAAACCTTTATCACACGTCCACCAAGAATTGGAAAAGTAAATTCTACGGTGTCGTCCCATTTGATATCATTGCCGTCTTCATTATAGCTCATCTTATATAGATAATACAAACGTCTTATATTTATATTATTATCGGTTAAAACATTCAACGCAATAATAGGAAAAATCCGATTCATCCTTGACAGATGCGCAAGACACGCAGACCCAATAACCACAATTATTACATTCGGTTCCTTCCTCTAAGTTATCAATATATTCACAAGAGATACAAGTTCCGCGTATTGTGGGGTCTCTATTTTTGAAACAGTCATCACAATAATATTCGTCTATTTGTGCTGCGTAATCAATTTTGTGAATCCAGCAATCCTCACAAATCCAGCAATCGCAATCGGGGCATTTTACATCTGTAACGGTTTCGCCACAGCATTTTTGTTCGGATAACACAGTTATATCCGTATTCGCATTTATATTCGCATCAGCATTTATATTCGCATTTATATTCGCATTTATATTCGCATTTATATTCGCATCCATATTTATATAATATAATAATCAAATCTATGTATATTATTATATTATTATATTATTATCATTTAACAGCTAAGCTTGTATGAATCGCATTCAGATTTATGGTTTTTGTATCCATACCACGCCGTATATCCCTGTTGTTTCCACACAATATATGCACAATTGGTATTATACTGACAGTTGAATAAACTAGAACACGCAACTTTACATTCATTATATTTGGACAAGGCATCACCAGAACACCAATAATAACTATTTATCTGCATCAACCCATAATCAGTCGACCCGTCGGTATTTTTATTCGTTGCGTCACAATTATATGAACTTTCATACTTGCTTATACAAACCATCGTTGGTATAGTATAGTCAGGAAACCCAGATTTTTTCAGATAATTTGAAATCTGACATTCCGACTGATAATTCGACCCTAGCATCGCGTGTTCGCCAATCGTTTCAAAATTACAATTGTCTTGATTCACGGTGGTATATTTGAAACCATTGGCGTTCAAAAAATCAACAACTTCGGTATTGTATTTTTCCATAAAAACATCAATGTCTCTAACCAAAACCCATAACGATATTCCTGAAGGCGACGTAATAATACTATATTGGTATTGATCGTCTACAATCTCACCTAACTTTACAATCCAATATGGCGAATCGACTGGTACGCCGTCAAGATGAACCGTCAATTTGCCTGGTTCGGAAACATTTTTGTAATATGCATAACCAGTTATTTGTTCGATCTCGTGGTGTTCGTCAAGTTGAGTATTTATTACGTTGATATTGCCGTTATCGAGTAATCCATAATCGGCCTTAATACAGGTTCCATATCCCTGAAACAACACATTTGTTGGTGCTTGGTATAGTTGTTTCCAATGACCTAAATATCCAGGAACGTTTATAGTGGAAATCGTGTTGGGCGCCATTTTACTATTTACAAAAATAGATATAGATGCTAATAATAGTAAGGATAACATTTGATTTATATACTATAGTAGTTATAATTATATTTATTTGTAATGTAATTATATTTATACTTTGGGTCGCCTTTTCCGAGTGTTAAATTTGCGTTTTTTCTGAGTGCGCTTTCCGCCTCTTTGAACGGTTACTGTATCGCCAACAATTGGTGTTTTTTAAAAAAAAATTTGAACAAGCGTTTACTAATAGTTTTACATACATCAGCTATCCTATTACAAATAGATACTTCATCGTCTTTTACCGATTCAACACTCCAATTTCCATATATTAATGTCTCTTCTCTTTTTTCTCCTACTGCTTTTTTATATTCTATATCTGTTTGCCATTTCATTAAAATTTGTGGTAAAGCTCTTTTTGAACGACTATAACGGTGTTTAAATCCTGTATATGGTTGTTTATATTGGTTTTTTATTCTGGGCTGGTTTTCTTGATTTTTAACCATAACTTCAAGATCAACGTCTTCTGGACTATCACTAAGAGTGCGAACGAATCGGTTAAAACTAGTATGTCTATTATTTTTACTAACTGAAGGTTGTCTTGATGCTGATTTACTTGAAGACATCTATATAAATTTACGCCCTATTATTTTTTCTGATTTTTGCGTTGTCGTTTTTTCTGTGTTTTGCCGTTTCGGTGTTGCTTGGGCTTCATGCTTTTTCCGCCCGCTGTTGTAGCCTGCTTGTATCTTTCTCTCTCTCTTTCACTCTCTAATCTGTTAATTTCTGTATAATGTGCTAATGATCTTTCAATAATTCCAGCCATCAGTTCATCATATTTCAAATATTTTTGTAATTCAACTGCTTTAGTATGAGCATTTATAGCGGCATTTCTGCTACGCCAATCACTTATTTTTTGTGATAAATTTTTAAACATTGTATTTACCTCATCTGGTATATAAAGGCTCAGAACATTTGATGCAAAGTCAAATAGATTCAATAATAAGTTATACAAGTCTTGATTAGTATTGTTTTTCTCACTTAACGCAATAGTAAAAATCTCTATTCGTTCAAGCATGTGATTTGATGCTGTTATTATATGTTCTTCTCCTTTTAATAAAAGGTTACTCCCATCTGACCTATAAGAATAAAGATATACAACGTTTTTTGGGTGTTGAATTATTAATGTTATTAGTCTAATCTGCATTTTTATTCCTGTAATATAAGTATTATAGTCTACGTTTTCGTCGTTATATTGTATTTGTTTAATTAAAAGTCTTATATCCTTATTAAAAGATTCTTTATGTTTATTAAACTCTTTTCTGTGTTTCATAGCGTCAGTTCGTTCTAAAACTTTTGCTTTATCTATATCTATTTTAGTATATTTATTGGCTTTTTGTTTAGGAG